CAATGTCAATCTTTTGCTCAATGAGGTCGTACTCAACGTCTTTCTCCCAATCATATTCCATGTTTTCCTCCATTTCCTCATTGTTCGCATATATGTTTTGCATATGCAATACCTAATTCAGGGGGGGAACTTCTTTTATTTTTTAGAAGTTCTATTTTGTTAAGGGGGTAATGACTTCGTGAAGTTGTTACCCCCTTAGCGGACAGGCTGGACATGTCCGGGCTTTGTCCGCGTCTGTCCGTCACACCACCTCAATAAATGTTTTAGCCGCAGCGGCCCACAATATCATTGTCGGCCTTTGCTGGCCCACGCGATTAAACACGTCTGCCTTGGCAATCTTGCCGGAGTTGAAGAGGCGCTGGGCTGCGTTGCCTGCGGTCTTGTGGTCAAGCTCAAAATAATCCGCCAGCTCTGCGGTGGTGTGATACCCGCCAGCAAGAATATAACGCATAATTTCTGCGTCCAGCGCTTCATTATTTAATGTTTGCGAATTATCTATGATTGCTTTTTCGCAAACTTCATTATCGCGCTGCAACTTCACAGCCTGCCACGGCGTGCCTTTGTCCGACTTGTCTTGATAGTTAGGCACAAGCACAGCGTGTATTTCATCACCCGGCGCAAGGTCAAAGCCGTCAGCGATGTGAACCGGGATAAAGACCTGCCCTTGTGTTTCCGTATCGCAGGCAAATGCAAAGCCATGTGCGTGCGCGTTTGTTATGATGATCTTGTTCATTTTGCTTCCTTCAATTTAATGCTGCGGGCAGTCGCCCATAGTTTTTCAAGTGGCAATAGATTTTCCTGATCCATTGCCCAGCCTTTGCCGTGGCCAAGGTCAATCTCATAAGCCTGATCTAAAAAATGCGTGCGGGGTATGTAGCCCACAACGTGCATCCGGTCAGGCGCTTGCTGGCACACCAGAATAGAGCAATCAGCCTTGAATGCCTCGCGCTTCTTAAACAGTAGCCGCCCTGTGGCGTAAAACGTGGCCTTCACATCTACAGAGATATTATCCAGCCATACGTCTCGGCCATCATCTACGCCAACGGCGTGGATGTGGTCGAGATCAAACACCTTCGACACGGCAAGCTCAGCCTTTACGCCCAGCAAGTCCAAGTCAGCGTCAGACCTGCCCTTGTCCCGGCGCTGATTAACAACACCAGAAGCTCGGGCCAATTGCCAGCGCATTGCTGCGGCTTGATTGCATTGTGCGACCTCTTTTTGCGTTAGGTGTACGAGCATGGCGTGTCCTATCTAAAATGGCGGTTCTTGATCCGGGTGTGCCGGAACCCAACCCCCGAAAGGCTCCGGCACACTATTGGTTTGAGCTTCCCGCAACGCTACAACGGGGCCGAACATTTGCATCAAAAACGTCGGCAGATGCTCAGACCAAATCACTTGCGAGCCTTCGCAGCAGCTCGCGCAAGAAACTCGTCAGCGGCCTGCGCTGCGCGCTCATCGTCGCGCATATCATGCTCCAGCATGACGTTTAAAACACCCTCACAAATATCAACGCGGGTCTCATGGCCAAGCCCAAACGCCTCAAACATCGTGCATATGACAGAGCCTAAATGGCCGTTCTTCATTTTGTCAGGCAAGGCCATCAAAAAATCTTGCGTGGCTTGCGAGATTTGCTCCTCACGTTCAGTCATAACCCTTGCTCCTCTTTCTCCAGAACAATGCTGATAATTGAGCGGTGGATGCCTGTGTCGCCATTCAGGTCAAGCCCATCCCTCACAAGCGCTGCGTGTATCTTGCGCCGGGCAGAAACAGATGCACGGCTCAATCGCGTGTTCTGCGGGTGTGACCAGTCCCAGAACTGAGCCACACCCATATAATCCGGCGAGCCAATAAACTCGCGGTCAATCTCTGTGATCCTGCACAAAGCATTGAACGTAACGTCGGGCAATCCAATTTTAATGCTCATCGACTTCGCCCTCCCATGTGATGCCATGCTCGGCAAAGCGCTCCATTTGGTATTTGTTTGGCTTGGTGTGCAGAAGGCCAGTGATGCGCGGATATATGCCGCCAAAATCCTTGGCTTGGCCGTAAGATAAGCGCGGGCCATCGCCAGCATCACCGCGCAGAGCCTCAGCAAGCGCAAGCGACTTCTTGCCGATGTCGCGCTTGTCTTCGTTTTCAGATGTGTTCCAGCTGTATTCTTCGCACAATAAGTCAGCTGCGCGGCAGAATTCAATCACTTCACTATAGCAAAAGTCCATCAAATAGCTGACGTCTTCAGATATGGACATGCTAGCCCAGCGCAAATCTTGCAGGGCCTCAAGCTCATCGCCATCAAGCTCCGCAATAACATCTGCGCGATCAAGAATGATTTGCTTGACGCCTTCCCAAAATTTAACTTGCTCTGCGGATGGTTTGGTTTCGTTTGTCATTTGTTAAACTCCATGTTTGTGTTGTGCCACCAGTATTTGCATATAAAAAACACATGCGCAAGTATATTTTTAACTGGCTCCCTATATTTTAAACATATATAAAGAAAACAGACACAAGAGGAGTCAAAACCATGTCAGATAAGAAGCGCCTAATCAATTTCGCGGAAGAATATGACCGCATAATCACAGAAGCCGCGCGCAGGTCAGGGCTATCTTTCAGCGCGTTCTGCCGGAGCGCAGCACTGGAAAAGGCTGCAACAATTGTGGATCATGTACAGCAACCGAGGGCCGATTGATGCTTATCTACGGATGCGATCCGGGCTTCACCGGGGCAGTCGCGTTATATTGGACCGATACGGGCAAGCTGGAAATCCACGACATGCCCACGGTCAAAAACACCAAAGGCAAAACGGTCATAAACTGCCCGGCATTGCTGGACGTGCTAAAGAACGAAAGCGGCGAGCGTTGCCTTGCCGTCATCGAGCAAGTGGCCGCAATGCGTGGCCAAGGTGTGTCCAGCATGTTTCGCTTTGGCGAGGGCTACGGAATGCTGCAAATGGGATGCGCTGCAAACAAGCTGCCCGTGCAATTCGTAACGCCTGCAAAATGGAAAGTCTACTTTGGATTGAGCCGGGATAAAGGCGTGTCGCGCGGTCTCGCAATGCAGCGCTTTCCAGATAACGCCAGCGACTTTGGCAGGGCGAAAGATGATGGCAGGGCTGAAGCTGCCTTGCTTTGTCTTTACGCGGCAGAAAATATGGTTTCATAATTGTATCATAATTGTTGAGCCATATAAATAAGGGCTTTAGATGGGTAATTATGATAATTATGATGTGATTATGATCTAATTATTAATCCGGTGTATTGTCATCATAATATCATAATGTGTGTGTAAACACACATTATTATGATATTATGATACACCCGCAAAGGTGGGGAATGATATGGCATATGATTGGGCTAAGTGGGTCAATCAAAAGATTGAGAAGGGCGAGGCGATTGTTCGTCCTGTAGGCTATCACAAAGGGGTCGAGCGGTTGCAGGGGTTTAGATCGAGGCTTGACGCTTGCCGGGATTTAGCAGAGCTTGAGGGCTTCGCCAATCGGCGCAGGTTTGATCCAACATTGCCGAGATGGAACGCAACCGAGCGTGATGCAATCCTACGGCGCAAGTTTGAAATGGAGAATGGTGGGGATGAACGGCGCAAGAAAAAATGACGAAGGCAAAGAGCCAATCGAATTGGTTGCGCCGGAGTTTATATTTGGCACGGCGCGAGTGCTGGGCTTTGGTGCAGACAAATACGCTGCGCGCAATTGGGAGAAGGGTATGAGATGGGGCCGCGTGTTTGGCGCGTTAATGCGTCACCTCTGGGCCTGGTGGGGCGGAAAGACTGCAACGCGCAATTTTGCATTTGATGAGCTGGATAGTGAAACGCACGTCTCTCACCTATGGCATGCCGCGTGCTGTCTTATGTTTCTCATCGCATATGAGGAACGTGGAACGGGGGAGGATGATAGGCCGGGCAAAGACGCATAAACTTGCGTTCCTGCACTGTGCGGGGCTATACAGAGGCACGGCGCGCCGTTCCTCCCAAAGCCGCGCCCAAACTGGCCCGGCGCTTGTCCCAATCCTTGCGCCGGGCATATTTGAGGGCCGGGCCTATGTCGTATCAAATAGACTTTCGCGTTTTGCTGACCTGCGTGGATGATGACGCGGCAGAAATCGAGACCGGGCTTTTGGTGGACTATTGTGAAGAGCGGTTGAGCGAGACAAGCCCGGCGCGGTTGATGCAGGCGCTAGGAGAGGTGCTAATGGAGTTGCACGAAAGCGATTTAATCAACGCGGGTCAAACCGTGCATTAAAAAAGCCCGGCGCGATGGCCGGGCTTTTGTTGTGTTGTGGGTGTGGCTTATTTTACGCAAGGCGACAGTGCGACAGGGAATGTCTCACCAATCTCAAGCATACAATCGATGGCCGCAATCTTGGCCTCTTCTAATGTTGCAAAGCTAGAGTTCTGTAGGCTCCCATGGACGCGGCCAACAAAGCTATAGCGTCCAGATGGCGTTTTCATAATTGTCGTAACCTTAAACATTTACTTCCCCTTTACAGATTGAGCGCCAATACAGCGCCAATGATAAGCCCGGCGGCAAGGCCAAGGATAACTTGAGTTAAGATTGCCTTGACTTGCTGGTGGACTTGTTTCTCTTGGCGGCGTGTCATTATGCTGCCTCACTTTTTGTATTGCGTGTAAATGTCATGCCGTCCGTAAATAGCACAGTGTCACCATCCGGCATATCAACATACCAAACATGGTTGCGCTGATATACACCAAAGCCAAGCCCAAATTGGTGGCTCGCTTGGTTCATCTTGCGCTTTGTCGTGACTGTCTCCCATCCACCGGAGCGAAGCGTGATTGTGTCGTTATCCCATGAAACTATTGCCGTGTTGGTGTATATAACAGAGCCGACGCCGTGTCCGTCTTCTGTCCATGCTGTTTTATATGTGCTGAGTTTGTTGTAAGCCATTTTGTTTGTCTCCATGTTTGTGTTGTGCAATCAGTATCAGATATTCTTTACATATACTCAATACAGATAATGAGCAAGTGACGTAACGTAACAAACTGATTTACCTCCACGCAACACACCTCAACACCGCAGCGCAGAGGCGCGCCCGCGTAATTGAACAAGCGTTCAATTGCAATATCTGGAATGCGGCAAAAGTGTGGCACAAGTGCGGCGCAGGTTAGGCGCAATGCAATGCGCGCAGCCTGGGGTATCTATGTACCTCAATGCTTAACATGTTAAACAAGTGTCCGCTTATATTCAGGATGGTGAATGTCAAATGCCCCCCCCGGTCAAGCATTTGCCGGGTAGTGTTATTATTATACAATCCACGCACACGGGTGCCACCCCCCCCGTACCCCCTTGCCAATCACATGCCACCCAGCGTAAAATTATAAAAAACTGGAGTTAATCAAATGGCAGGCAAGGCGTTACAAAAGCGAATACTGTCCGATGTCACCAAGCAAGGCGGCGCAGAGTATCTGTTCGAATATTTTTCTTCTGGTGGCACAATGGCGCAACTTGCGACCCATTACGAGTGCAGCAGGGGTTACGTCAGCACGGCACTGCACAAGGTGCCGGAATATACTGCCGTAATAAACAAGGCTCGGCAGGAGGCAGCTGACGCGCTGGTTGAGCAGGGCTTGGAGATGGTTGACGCGCTAGACGGCGGCAGCTCAACGCAGGAGATTGCTGCCACGCGCGAGAAGGTGCAGTGGCGCAAGTTTATGGCTGGCTCGTATAATCAGGAGCGTTACGGCAATCGGCCTCAGACCAATGTTACGATTAGCGTGAGCGACATGCACTTGGACGCGCTGCGCAAGGTTAATGCTGACTTGGCTCAGATTGATGCTGAGGACCGCCAGCGTGAGGCGATGGCTATTGACGCGGATTACGAGGATGTCACAGATGAGCAATGATAATCCGCTTGAGGAGTTTGTGCTGCGTTACCGCGACGACCCTGCGTTGTTTGTGCAGGAGGTGCTGGGCGCTACTCCGCACGATTATCAGGCTGAGTTTCTGCGGGCTGTTGCAGACGGTGAGCGCAAGGTTAGCATCCGCAGTGGCCACGGCACTGGCAAGTCTACGTCGGCTAGTTGGATTATGCTATGGTTTGTTTTGCTGCGTTTTCCGAATAAGGTTGTTGTCACGGCCCCCACATCCGGCCAGCTGTTTGATGCTTTGTTTGCCGAGCTGAAGCGTTGGATTAACGAGCTGCCGCCTCAGTTGAAGGTTTTGCTTACGGTCAAGTCTGACCGGGTTGAGCTGAACGCGGCCCCGAGCGAGGCTTTTATTTCGGCTAGGACAAGCCGTGCGGAGACGCCGGAAGCGTTGGCTGGGGTTCACTCGGAGAATGTGTTGTTAGTTGTGGACGAGGCTTCTGGTGTACCTGAGAAGGTGTTTGAGGCTGCTGCTGGCTCTATGTCTGGCCACGCCGCGACTACGATTTTGCTGAGCAACCCAACGCGCTCGTCTGGCACGTTTTACGAAAGTCAAACGCGGATGGCAGACAGCTGGTGGACACGGCGCTGGTCGTGCATAGATAGCCCGCTTGTGTCTGACGAGTTTGTTGACGAGATGCGCGCAAGGTATGGCGAGGAGAGCAATGCCTTTCGCATTCGCGTGCTTGGCGAGTTTCCTATGGCGGATGACGACACGATCATTCCGTTTCACTTGGTTGAGAGCGCGATACATCGTGACGTTGAGGTGACGCCTGACGTTAAACCCATTTGGGGCTTGGACGTTGCGCGCTTTGGTTCTGACAAGACTGCGCTGTGCAAGCGGTATGGCAATGTTGTGACTGAGATTACCAGCTGGCAGGGTTTGGATTTGATGCAGACTGTCGGTCGCGTTATGGCCGAATACGAAGTCTTGTCGCCTTCTATGCGGCCCAGCGAGATACTAGTTGATAGTATTGGCGTTGGCGGCGGTGTGGTTGATAGGTTGCGTGAGCTTGGCGCGCCAGTCAGGGGCATTAATGTTGGAGAGGCTCCTGCTATGGGCAAGACGCACATGAACCTGCGCAGCGAGCTTTGGTTTAAGACAAAGGGTTGGCTTGAGGATAGGTCGTGCAAGCTGCCGAAAGATGATCAGCTTCTCGCGGAGCTGACTGCAATACGTTACTCGTTCACATCGTCAGGCAAGATGAAGGCCGAGAGTAAGGATGAGATGCGCAAGCGTGGGTTGAGGTCGCCTGATCTTGCGGATGCGCTCTGCCTGACAATGGCCAGCGACGCTGCGACTGCGTTATCTGGCGCGATGTCAAGTTGGAAGCAATCTATTAAGCGCAATTTGAAAGGTATTGCATGAAGCCAGTTCCGTTCCACAAACTGTCACCTAAGATGAAAAACATCCGCATGAACCAGTGGATCAAGTCGTACATTGGCCGCGGACTTAGCTTGGAAGACGCTCAGCACGCAGCAAGGTGGCGCGCTGGCCATTGGAAGCTAAATGCGCGTATGGAGAAGGTTCTGGCGGATATTGAAGATGTGTGATATGCAGCCTGCGTGGTATTATTAATTAAACTGTGCTAATGTGCAAAAAAAAGCTAGAGGATAATGATATGAAACCATGTAAAGGTTGCCCCACCCCCGCAGCGTGCAAACGTGCAGGCAAATGCCTTGCGAAAAAATACGGGAAGTAAATATTTGCTATGGGTGTTTTAGATTTTCTTTCTGATTTGTCAAAGGCTAGTAAAAAAGATGAGCTAGGCCTTGGCGGTATGCGTTCACTTTTAGGCACACGCGGTGCTGCCCCGGAAGGCAAGCGCGGCGATGAGATGATGAGCCGCACGTCCAGCGATAGTTTGCCGGGTTACTTTGATCCAGAGACGCGCAAGTATGTTCCGTGGTATGTTGATTTGTTTGACGGCGGTGGTTTAAATAAGTCTGAGGGTTTGCTTAGCGACGCGCAGAAAGTAACTACTGCCGTTGACATGCTTAACACAAATGGCGCTCCTGTTCAGCGTGCAGGTCAAATGGCTCCGGGTTTAGGTAGCCAGCTTTCTGACATGGAGCGTATGCAGCGAGCAAACCCACTTGAGCCATTTGGCGGGTCTGGTCCCGCAATACAGGACACTCCAGACACGTCGTATTACACGCCACCTTCGTCTATACAAATGCCGACTCCCGCTGGTCCGGGTATGCCAAGTTATACGCCGCCTTCGTCTATGCAGATGCCGACCCCAGCTCCAGCTGCAACACCTTTTACCCCTGCGCCTGAAAGCACACCTCGTTTAAGCGAAATGCAATCGCCTATGATGCAACATCCAGCGTTTCCGCAGTTTGTTGACATTATGAAAAGAATGGGCAACGAGTCTGTGCTGCAAGACCCAAGCCAAGCATCATTCGTATTTAATAATTATCTCAAACAGATAGGTTATTAATAATGGCAATCACAACTTACGCAGAGCTGCAATCAGCCATCACGGATTTTCTTAACCGTGATGACTTGGCTGCTGTTGCGCCGACTTTCATCTCGATGGCCGAGGCTAACTTGGGCCGCGACATACGACATTGGCGTCAGGAGAAGCGCAGCACTGCTGAGATTGACACGCAGTACAGCGCAATTCCGGCAGACTTTTTGGAGGCTGTGCGGTTTTACATTACGAGCGGAGACACGCGCCCGCTTGAGTTAATTTCGCAAGCTGAAATGCTTGACCGCAAATACCACAATCTTAACACCAGCGGCCAGCCTGCGTACTATGCGATTACTGCTGGCGAGATTGAAGTTTACCCTGTGCCGGATGGAACGTACACGGCAGAGCTGTATTACATGGCAAACTTGCCTGCGCTGTCTGACAGCAATACATCAAACTGGCTGTTGCAATATTATCCTGACGCATACTTGTATGGCTCGCTGATACATTCCGCGCCATACTTGAAGGATGACGCGCGTTTGCAAGTCTGGGCGGCTTTGTATCAAAGTGCGATTGATGGTATAAATGCTGAAAGCGAAAAATCAAAATTTGGCGGATCAGGTCGCCGCATGAAAATAAGGGCGTACTAACATGAGCTTATCCAATACCTTCGAGACGCACACACTAAACTATTTGTTTACGGCTACGTCAGTCACGCGGCCAACTGCTTGGTATGTTGCGTTGTTTACCAGCAATCCAGATGAGGATGCGTCAGGCACGGAAGTATCCGGCGGCGCATACGCTCGGCAGTCTGTTGCGTTTACTGTGTCTGGCAACACTGCGTCAAACTCAGCTGCGATTGAGTTTCCGACTGCGACCGCTCCGTATGGCACGGTCACGCACATCGGCGTGTTTGATGCGTCATCTGGCGGCAACTTGATTGCGTATGCTGCGCTAACAACCAGCAAGGCAATTGACACGGGCGACGTGATGCGCATTCCTGCATCTGACCTTGACGTGACTATGGACTAAGCCAATGGCTGACACCACATACAGGACTGGCTTTGGCACTGGTGCATTCGGTGTCAGGGCTTACGGCGTTGATGGTGTTTTAAAAGACGGTGAAGCCATTGTTATTGGCGTCACCTCGACTGCGGCAGCAAATGTTCGCGTTAGGCTTTCCGGGTCTATCATTGCATCCAGCTCTAGCAACACGTCAGACGCCACGAGAGTGCGCGAAGTTAGCGCGTCTGCCTCAGTGTCAGCGAGCAGCACTTCCGCAGCTCAGCGCGTCCGTGAGAGCGCCTCAGACGTATCTGCAAGTGCAACAAGCACTGCATCGGTTGAGCGCGTGCGTGAGCAAAGTGCAGCATCGAGCGTTGCCGCGAGTAACACGGCAGCCTGCGAGAGAGTGCGTGAGCAAAGCGCGGCAGCAGCGTCCAGCGCGTCAGTGAGCGCAAACGCTGTTACGGTTGTTAGCATTGCCCCAACTATATCTGCCGTTACTACAAATGTTGTAACGGTTAACCGCGTGCAGTTTAGCGGTGCTTCAATTAATGCTGTCAGTAGTATTACTTGTAATGCTATTGAAAAGTGGGAGCCTTTACCCGGCACGGCTGAAGTGTGGACGGAGGTTGATCCTGCGTCTGAAATATGGCAAGGTGCATCTAACGCAACCGAAAGCTGGTCTGCGGTTTCCCCTGACAATTCAGAATGGACACCAGCCCCGGCGACAGGTGAAACATGGGCTGACGCCGCATAGGAGAATATCATGGCTGATACAACCACCACAACGCTAGGTTTAACAAAACCAGAGGTCGGCGCTTCCGAGGATACTTGGGGCGAAAAAATCAATACTAACTTTGACTTAGTAGACGACGCGCTTGATGGAACAACGGCTGTATCACTTGACATTAACGGCGGCACTATCGACGGCGCAGTAATTGGCGGTGCAACGCCTGCTGCGATTACTGGTACGGCAATCACAGGCACATCGTTTGCCACGTCTGGCGATATGACCTTCGGCGACGGCGACAAAGCCATTTTCGGCGCTGGGTCTGACCTACAGATTTACCATGATGGGACGCACAGCAGAATTGACGATACGGGTACGGGCAAACTTATCTTGCGTGGTAACGATGCGGTAGAAATACATAAATACACTGGCGAATATATGATAACTGCTGCCGCAGATGGTGCTGTTACCCTTTATCACGATGATTCAACCAAACTCGCCACCACCAGCGCAGGCGTAGACATCACGGGTACGGCAGTCACGGACGGTTTAACTGTAGCTGGCAACGTGTCAGTCGATGGCGGGACGATCAAGCTGGATGGGAATTATCCTGTTGGTACAGATAATGTTGGGCTAGGTGATGGAGTTTTTGCTTCAATCACAACCGCAGGTTATAACACCGCAGTAGGCGCAGACACTTTAACCGCAGTGGTAGGCGGAAACAACAACAGTGCGTTTGGCTTTGGCGCACTTAAAGTAAACACCGCACCATCAAATAGTGCATTTGGCTACGCCACAATGATTGCAAACACAACGGGTAATAGTAACGTTGCCGTTGGGTATGACGCCCTACGTTCCAACACCACCGCCTCCAACAACACCGCTGTGGGGTATCAGGCTGGGTATAGTAATACTACTGGGGCGCAGAACGTAGCAGTAGGTAACGCTGCTTTTCTTGACAACACTACAGGCAACTACAACACATCCCTTGGCACTTTTGCTCTCACAAACAACACGACCGCAAGCAACAATTCAGCTATTGGGTATTCAACTCTGTCTGCAAATACTACTGGCACATCCAACACCGCTGTAGGCCATCAAGCACTCCAAGCAAACACCACCGCCTCCAGCAACACGGCAGTTGGGTATCAGTCGATTTATGTTAACACTACTGGCGGCAATTTAACATCGCTTGGCTTTAGGTCGCTATACAACAACACTACTGGTTTCTATAATACTGCTGTTGGGCATCAGGCTGCATATTCCAATACTACAGGCACCGGAAATGTGGCTCAAGGCTACCGCTCTTTGCAAAACAATACCACTGGCGGCTATAACATAGCCATCGGCATGGACAGTTTGTACAACAACACCACCGCCAGCTACAACACTGCTGTTGGGCTTCAGGCGGGGTATAGTAATACTACGGGCATACAGAATACCCTCATAGGTGCGCTTGCTGGTGACGCCTTAATAGCAGCAGCAGACAATGTTGCAGTTGGTTTTGAAGCATTAAGCACTGAAACTGGCGGTCAGAACAACGTAGCTATTGGACCCCGTGCTTTAAAAGCTCAGGTCAATTCTTCTGGTAATATTTACAACACGGCAGTTGGATCAAATGCTGCAACGGCTACCACAACGGGTAATTCCAATACAGCTATTGGGGGTAATGCTTTAGCCTCCAACACCACCGCCAGCAACAACACTGCCGTTGGGTATCAGGCTGGGTATAATAATACGACAGGTGCTGATATAACGGCTGTAGGTCGTTACGCACTTTATAACAACAATGGCAACGAAAACACGGCCTTTGGTAACCAGTCTATGTTTGGCAATACGTCAGGTGTAGAAAACTCTGCGTTTGGCACAAAGTCGTTAGAAGCCAACACGACAGGTAGCTATAACGTAGCAGTTGGTAAGTTCGCTCTTAAAGAAAACACCACCGCCAGCTACAGCACAGCCGTTGGGTATCAGTCAGGATATAGTCAAACCACCGCCGGCAATAATACGTCGTTTGGTGCTACGAGTCTTCGCGATACCACCACCGGAACCTTCAATACGGCTATTGGACAGTCGGCTCTGCTTGTTAATACTACTGGAAGCAATAACGCCGCGTTTGGGTTTCAAACACTGTTCAACAACACCACCGCCAGCAGCAACACGGCTGTGGGGTATCAAGCGGGGTATAGTGCCACTACTGGTGCGGCGAATACACTTTTAGGCCCTCGGGCGGGTTACAGCAATTCCGTGGCTTCATATAATGTCTTTCTTGGATATGAAGCGGGGTATCTCTTTAATGGTCCTTCTGGAAACGCTTTTAATACATTTGTTGGCGTTCAGTCTGGTTATCACGTCAGCACAGGTACAAAGAACACCATCATTGGCGGCTTCGGCGGCAACTCTGGCGGCTTGGACATCCGCACCTCAAGCAACAACATCGTGCTGTCGGATGGGGATGGTAATCCTAGGTTGTATATTAATAGTGCTGGTCGTGTAGGAATAGGGACTACAACATTAGATGCTCAGTTAAATATTGAAACGGCAGCAAATGTTACGCAGCCTTTTGCAATTAACGATAGCAGCAACACAGCGGTACAGACACACCGTATTGCATTTAGAACAGGTGGGACTGAAGTCGGAACAGTTAAATCGACTAATACTGGAACATCTTTTAATACAACCTCAGACTACCGCCTAAAAGAAAACGTAGTCTACGATTGGGATGCTACAACACGCCTCAAGCAACTCAAGCCAGCAAGGTTTAACTTTATAGCTGATGCTGACAGAACAGTTGATGGTTTCCTAGCCCACGAAGCACAAGCAGTTGTGCCAGAGTGTGTAACAGGCACACACAACGAAGTCGATGATGATGGCAACGCAGTAATGCAGGGCATCGACCAATCCAAACTTGTCCCGCTTCTGGTTAAAACTATCCAAGAACTAGAGGCACGGATCACTGCCCTAGAAAACGCTTAATCGTAACCAGTCAGAAAAGGAGAAAGACATGACGGATACACCAACTGCGGAAGAAATCGCACAACACTACACAGCAATGGGTCACTCTGTTGACTTGCTAAACGCTGGGCAACCAGAGGACATGGAAGATGCCGATTGGGCTGACACTGTGTCACGCAACGTAGAGCATTTACAGCTAATGGTGGCTAAAGACTTCTGGACTACAGAAGATATGACCGCTGCCAATGCTGCAATCGCAGCCAACTCTTAAATCAAACTGAAAGGAGACCGTTATGAGTAAAAACGAAAAGAACCTCATCACTGTCAACGACATCGAATACAACATCGAAGACTTTACTGACGCACAGAAGGCTATGCTGAACCATGTGCAAGACCTAGATCGAAAGCTGGGCAATGCTCAGTTTAACTTGGATCAGCTTTCAGTGGGTCGTGAGGCGTTTGTAAACATGCTGACGGCTTCTCTGGAAGCACCAGCGGAAGACGAAGCTGAATAGCTTGCACAACATAACGCAACTGGCCAGCTATATGCTGGCCTTTTGCATATTTGGTACAATGTGCTATATTGGCCGCAATGCGTTTTCCGAGAGGCGACAATGGCTTTAATTGATCTAAACATTCCAGCTGGCGTCTATCGCAACGGCACTGACTTGCAGAGCATGGGCCGCTGGCGTGATGCAAGCCTTATTCGCTGGCATGACGGCGTTATGCGCCCGGTAGGCGGGTGGCGCACGCGCAACAACAACGCTGCAAACGCAAGCATACGCGGCATAACTACTTGGAACACAAATAGCAGCGACCGCTGGATTGCCGCTGGCACATACAACAAGCTTTATGCTTGGGCCGAGACTGGCGTTCAATATGACATTACCCCGGTTGGCTTAACTGCTGGGCGTGAGGACGCAATATCTTTTACAGGCTACGGCGGCGCGGAGTTTGGCGCATACGCATACGGCATTGCTCGGCCTGACACAGTTCGCATTCAGCCAGCGACCAGCTGGGATTTGGAAACGTGGGGTGAATACTTGCTGGCGTGCAACGAGGACGATGGCAAGATTTACGAATGGCAGCTCAGCACTGGCACGCCCGCTGCGGTTTTGTCTAACGCGCCAACAAGCAATCTTGGTTGCGTTGTAACTGAGGAGCGTTTTTTGTTTGCGCTTGGCGCGGGCGGCAATCCTCGCAAGGTGCAGTGGTCTGACCGTGAGGATAACAATTCATGGACGCCAGCCGCTACAAACGAGGCGGGTGATCTTGAGCTAAACACGTCTGGCGCATTGATGAAGGGCGTGACTGTTGCCGGGCAAACCTTGCTTTTGACAACACGCGATGCCCACGTTGCTAACTACATTGGCCCGCCATACGTTTACGGCATTGAGCGCGTTGGCACGTCCTGCGGGCTTGCAGCAAAGCAGGCTGCCGTTGTTGTGGATGCTGGTGCATTCTGGATGGGCGTTAATTCGTTTTACGTTTACACGGGCGGTCAGGTTCAGGAGTTACCCTGCGACGTGTCAGATTATGTTTTCAACGACATCAACCGTGGCCAGATCAGCAAATCGTTTGGCATGTCTAATTCCATGTTTGGCGAGATTACTTGGTTTTACCCAAGCGCGGCATCAACGGAAAACAATCGCTATGTGACGTTTAACTACACAGAAAACACATGGTACATTGGCGAGCTGGCCCGCACAGCTGGCGTTGACCGCAGCGCATTCCGCCAGCCAATGATGGCTGACCCAGCGGATTACAAAATTTACGAGCATGAGATTGGCTTTGATTACGGTGCGTTGACACCTTACGCCGAGACGGGTCCGTTCCGCATTGGCGCTGGGGATCAAGTTATGAGCGTGACTGAGCTTTTGCCGGATGAGAAGTCGCAAGGTGACGTAAATGCCGTCTTTAAGACGCGCTTTTACCCGAATGGCACTGAGCGGTCATACGGGCCTTACTCCATGAGCAACCCGACATCGGTGCGGTTTACCGGGCGTCAGGTGCGGA